CGCCGGTAACGTGGCCGTGGCCGTGCCGATTCCCGCTGTCATTGATCCGACAGCAATCACAATGCCCCCCACTCCCACGTTCGGCAAGGCCTCAAGAGCTGCGTCGATGTTGGCGATCAGCGTCGCATTCGTTGCGCTCCAGGCAATCGGACCAGTGACAAACCCGTCAAAACCAAGTTTGAAGGTTCCGCCGGTCGGTGTGCCGCCAAGAGTGATCGTCTGAACTTCGGTCGTGCCGTTCACGGGCGCGCCGGCGTTTGTCAGCGGATTGCCCAGTCCGCTGCCCGGCATCACATTTCCGCCTTGTAGAATCATTGTTTTCCTCCGGCCGCCCTCACCAGTCGATCAGAGGGCGGCGCGAACGTCCGTAGCGGGTTTAGATGCCGGTCACGGTGCAGAACGCGGACGCGCGGTAGATCTCCAGCGACAGGCGGCTGTCGGCGCGAATGGCCAGGATGCCCGCGATGAAGTTGTTGCCATGGGAATCGCTGACGGCGATCGTGATCCCGAGACGGCGGCTGATGTGCGCGTACATCTGGAAGTCGCCGGTGAGGCCTGTGTTCTCCGTGGCCGCCGTCGTCGCGATGACAGGCAGGCCCCAGATCGTTTCCGGCCCCGCTTCGGCCGGGTTGCCCCAGATATACAGACCGTCAGCCGTGCGCAGCAGGCGAATGTCCTGCCAGTCGTTGGGGTGCAAGACGACGCCGGTCGGGTCCGCGTAGCCGGTCCAGCGGACCTTCGTCATCGCCTTGTAGATCGCATCCGGAACCGGGTCCACGCCGAGTGCCTGCGTCTGAATGCCGGACTTGTTATAGAATCCCTGCAGCTGCGGCGAGGTGCCGGATCCGTTCAGGATCTGATCTTCTTCCTTCAGGCTGATCATCAGGCGCAGGCGGCTATCAATCAGACCGCGCAGGGCGGCCGTGTCCGCGACCTGCTCTTCGGTGACCGGGATGAAGGTGGAGATCTTCTCCACCGGGATCGTGCGCTCCGTGTAGGCCAGCGCCGATTCCGGGGAGGCCGCCGCTTCCGCCGTGGACGCCGCCGCGTTCGTGAAGGTGGTTTCCTCCATGTACTTGATCGCCGCGTACGGGGTATCGTCCTGCGGGATCAAATCGGCGATCATCGGGCGGCGCTGCGCGGAGAGAACCAGCTTGTCGCCGCGCGGGCTGAACGGCGGATATCCGGCCGCGCTCGTCATCGTTGTCTTGAGGGAGACGTTCTCCAGTTCAACCTGAAACCGCTTGGTGGAGAAGGGCGCGACGCCCTTGTATTCCTTGGAATCGATCAGGCTCTGACCAAGAGACTTCGCCTCACGGAACTGCTCGGACGGGTCGCCCTGGCGACCATCCTTGCCAAACTCCGGGCGCTGAATGTGACCGGCCGCCTCCATCGCATCCTGCAGGTTCTTCGCGACGACTTCCGTCTCGCGCACCGCAAGCCAGTCCTTGCCGAGCTTTTCAAGCTCCGCGTTGCGATCGTTGACAACCTTCAGATCGTCGGTCGTCATGTCGTACTCGCCGGCGGCGTTCTTGTGGGTGTCGAAGAACGTCTTCAGTTCCTTGCGCTTCACATCCAGCTGCTCGCTGAGTTCTTTATATGTCGGCATTTTGTGTATCCTTGCGCTGTGCGCTGCTCATAAATCTCGGTAAGGAGACTAATTGGTCTCGGTGAGGTCAACACCCCACTGCCGAGCCCGTGAAATTTCGAAGGCTATCCGGGCTGATTTCGCGCCCGCAAGATTGTCTGCCTCGGTCTCGGCGGATGCGCCGGTTTCCGTGGCGGATATCTCTGCGGTGGCGAGTTCGCCCAGGGCGTCCTGGAGGACTTTGATCTGCGCGGCCCGCTCCGGCGAGAGGGTGCGCTGATCTTTGGCGCGGATATCCTTGATGGACACGCCGCGCTCGATGCAGCCTTTCACGGCAGCAAGCGCCGATGTCAGCTGGTCGGCATAGGGACCCCGAGCAGGCGGGGCCGCTGATGCGTGAGAAGGGTCAGGCCAGAGTGTGCGAATCGACTTGGCAAGCTCCGTCGCCTCCTCGTCCGTCACATCGGCCATGAGCGTCTTAAAGGTGCGCAGGAAGATGGTCGTAAACTCCTGCAAGGTGGCTTCAAGCGTGGTCAGAGCTTCATCCAGAGGCGGCCGGACATACTCGTACTCGTCCGTGGTCGGATTATAAACATAATCGCCGAATACAAGTTCATAGAGCACGTTGTAGAACAACGCGTCATCGAGCCGCCGCAGAGCCGCCATCGTCATCGACTGTTCGAGGTATTCGCCCAGATACTGCGCCTTGAACTCGGCATCCCGGTTTTTGACGTCGGTGGCGTTCGCGAGCGGATTGGCGGGCACGCTCACGATGGAGTACTCATAGAGGTCGGAGATGTCCCAGATGCCCCGGCACTTGCTTTTCCACGCCGAGATTCCCGCGACGTCAAACAAGGACATGTCGCATCCCATCTCGCGGGCATGGGTCAGCAGGTCGTCTCCATTCGCAAACACCCGAGAGCCGTCTGGCGCAATCGAGAAGCCGATGGATAGGCCGACGCTCAGGCCGTTCGCCATACGCTCCATACACTTCGTACGCAGGTCCTGCGCGTCCGCCGTAGAATGGAACTCACTCTCGGTGAAGAGGGAATTGCCCTGAACCTCAGCGACTAAAGGCATGCCGATCATCTTCGACCAGTCGTGACTATCGGCCATAAATCCGGCGCTGAGAAAGCTGGTGAGACACGTCCCGAAGGCGATCGGATAGATGACGTCCCGGACATTGGCATTGTCGAGATTGCCCATCACGGACGCGACGCCGCGCAGCTTGTTACCGTCGAAGGCGGCATCCTTCAGCACATAAAGCTTTGGTTTTTCACGTTTCACAGGCCACCTCGGAGGCAACAAAAAAGCCGCTACGTTTGCGTAGGCGGCAGGTCAAAAGCAGGGTCACGGCGTGGAATCGCCAGTGTCGGCGGACTTATCAGGAACCGGCGCGGCCGGTTTCGGGCAGTACTGATTGCCCCGGGCGGTTTTGTCCGGCGGCTTCCCGGTCTCACTGCGGGCTTCGTTGAGTGTGGCAATCCCGCCGGTGTACTCGATGACAGCCCGCTTCGACGCTTCCATGCGGTCCGGCTGCATCGACCGGACATTCTGGTAATTCCAGCGCAGGACTTGGTTCTCGGTCTTCTTAAAATCCGGCTTGAGTTGTCGGTTAATGGTTTTGACGAAACGCTTGCCGACCGGGATGAGGCAGTCTTCGTTCGCGGCTTCCCGCGCCTCTTTGTAGTTGCTGTACGTGCGCTGCGCATCGCCGACGCTCAGGCCGACAACCATTCCCGGCATCCGCAGTGCGCCGAGGATGCGCGCTTCCGGCACGATGCGGATCTTGTCGAGGGCGAGCTCTTCCGGGCTAAAGCTGAGCTTCTCGATGCGCACGGCGGCCGGCGCCACGATCGGATCGCCGCGGAAGTCGCCCGTAACGCGCTCTCTCCAGAGGGATTTAAGCTTTGCGGGGACACCGTCGCCGAGCACGCCCTCGGGACTGGCCGGAGTGATGATGACACCGGGAACACCCATGTTATGGAGCAACGCGGCCGTGTACGTTGCCGATTCGTTGTCGGTCATGATCTCGCGCAGGACCGGCTTGAGACGGGCAAAGCCCTTCATGAGGTTGTCTGGATCCATACCGAAGCGGAAGTGGATCACATCCTCCGGAGGGAGCGCTTGCGGCCTCCCGCCCGGGCGATACTCAAAGTAATCGAGAAAGTTGGTGCTGTTCGGCAGACGGCGCGGCTCGACCTGCCAGTGCGGCAGATACCAGAGCTCCTTGATGTAGCCGTAGCCGTCGCGCGCCTTGTACCAATAGGCGTTGCCGTCCGTGCAGTAACTGAGGATCGTCGCCGCCCAGAGGACATCGTCATCGTAGTACGAGTTCGGGTTCTGGATCAGATCGACAAGCGGATGATCGGGAACGGCCGCCGTGGTACCGTCGTCCTGGGTCGTGACGACCTCCAGTTCCGCCTCAGGCAGGTTATCCGAAATCCAGCCGATACAGATAGAAACGGCGCTATTGAGCCACAGATCGCCAGCCTTCTCTTTGTAGTCGATCTGGGAACCGGGGAGCATCACGCGCCAGGGATTGCCGCCGTTGCTGCCGACCGTCCCGTTGCCCCATGAGAGGCTGAATCCCTTACGAACGGCCTCCAGACCACCCTGCAGCCGTGAAGCGATTGCTTTTGTGTTTAGCATTTACGGCTTCGCCCTCAGCGTCCCCACGATGTACAGGTAAAGCAGCCACAGGCCAATCCCGCAGAGACCAATGACGACAATGCCGGCGGCGGCAGCGACCATGTACAAAAATAGGAGGAATGGTGTCATTCGAATGTCACGACCTTGCGACTGGTGAAGAGGTGATCCGGGGCAGCACACAACACAAAGCCGTCGCCGTCGTCCGGACTGCGCATCTTGCGCTTTTTGAATGCTTTCTTCTCTTCAAGCTTCTTCACGGAGACGCCGGACTTGTTCACCCAGTCATACGTGCGTTCGGTGAGATCGCCTTCGAGCGCCTCCGGTGGATTGTCCACACGGATGCCCTTCAGGGTTTCGGCCGCTTCCGCGTAAAGCTCGGTGATCACATCGGCGTAGGCCGTCTTGTCGTGAGGCGGCACACCGAAATGCACCATGATCACGCGGCGGTTCTCTTCCGGGAAGGCTTCCAGGAACTCGCTGTCGAGCTTGAGGTGTGATGTGACACCGTTGCCGAAGCCGCCGCCGGCGTCAATGCGAATCTGGATGTTCGTCACACCCAGCGACTTCAGATGCAGAGCCGCCTGCTTGACCCTACGGGCGTAGTCGTCGTAGTCCTGTCGCCAAATCTGAGCGAAGCGCCACACGCGGCCGTTGTGCCGAATGTAGATCGTCCCGTAGTCCTTGCCGAACCCCGCCACGTCGACACCGATGCGTCCTTGCGCCCGGTCTTCGGCCGGCGCTGCACGTTTGCAAGCTGCCTCATACCGGCCGAATGGAACGAACGTGTTGTCGGCAACGTTGGACGGCGCGATGCCCAGGACGCGCCACAAGAACTCTGGATAGGGTTTAAAGATCGTCCCGCCCGGCCGCTCCGCGCCGTGAACGGTCACCGGAAACGGCAGGGTGAATGTCTGTTGATCCTCGTCATGCTCGGGCACGATCTCGGTCAGCAGCTCGACCATCTTGCGTACATAATCGCGCTGGACGGCTCCCGGCACGATCTCGCGGTCGGTGAGCACATTCGGATGGTTAACGCAGCTGATCCGAAACGATGCCGTGTCCGAGCGTCCTGCCTGCTTGTGAAAGAGTGAGCCGCGACTTTTCGGGTTGGCGAGCATCAAGACGATGCTGATGCCGCCCGAGGTCATCGACTCGACCGCGCCGTACACGAAGTCGGCAACGCCCTCGGCCTCATCAAGCACGAACATCAGGTACTTGCCGTGCTGGCCCTGGACGCGCTCCGTACCCTTACCGCCGCTATCGTTGGTCGCGCGCCCCTTGGCGAAGTGATTCGGCTTGTACTTGATCTCGCACGTCTGCAGCACGCGGCCGGGCAATCCCTTGCCCTCGCGGTCGGTCTCGATTTCCTTCCAGAGAAGATCTTTGATGGACTCCCAGCCCGGCGCATAGCTGTAAATGATTGAGGGACAAAAGCAGTCGAAGAAGTGATTGAACAGGCCGCTGGCGAGCTTGGTTTTGCCGACCGTGTGGCCTGCTTCAATGCGAATGCGGTTCTTGATGACTTCGCCCGGCCGCCAGTACTTCAGGTCGGCTTCGGCAATCAGGCCCTTTTTGAAGTCGGCTCGCTCATGCTGTTGGCGGAGCGCCAGCACGTAGGCGTTGATGACTTCGACCTGTCCGGGCGTCGCTTCGCTGCCCTCCCATGGCTCCCATCCGAGCTTTTCGCGGATGTAGCGCACGGGATCGTACTGGTATTCGGAAAGGTCCGCATTGGTGAAGTCGCGCCGGGCCCGGCGCATCGGGTTCTGTTCATCGTCCGGACGGCTGAGTGTCGAGTTCGATGCGACCCCAGCGTTCCTCGATATCGTCGAGAAGCTTGGTTTGTAGGTCAGGGTCATCGACGTGTGCCTGCGTTGCCATCAGAACCTGCTCCGCGTACTGATCGAGGATCGTCTTCACCCGGCTCATCGACAATGCGCCTTTCTCACGGCGTTTCTCAATCCGGTCCACCATCGCGCCGATCCGGTCCAGCAGCGCGGTTGCATCGGCAATGTCCGGGACCTTCGTCGGCTTGTAAGTGCGCTCCGGGTTCTGATAGCTTTCATGCCAGGCGATGATGGCTTCCACGAGTTCGTCGTAGCGCTCGATCCAATCCACAGTGAGAGAGCGCAGCATCTTCAGGTCCGCGGTGAGGTCGAGAGGATCGTCGAGCGCATCACACGCGGCGAGCAGCTCCACGATACGCGGCCGTTTGATCTGCGAGTAGAGGCCATGTGTCGGTGGCCGTCCTCCGCCGCCGTTGTGCTTCTTGCAGCACCCCTGCCCCACATGCGCCGTCCCGTGTCCAGCCTTGTTCTTGCAGGGCTCGCCGTTGTCCTTGATCCAGCCACACTTACCGGCGGCACGGGCGTCGAGGTCGGTTGTGCTGGGGTTGGGTTCGTAGGGCATAGTGCTATCCAATCACTATCAAGATCTCAACACCAAATCGCTGAAGAATCTAAGATACAGCCTCGGTGGACACTTCCCGGTGACCGCCGAGGCTGTGTCTTTTTTTCGGGGTGAAATATGCCCCGCGACTGATGGCCCCGAAAGGATAGTTTATGGAAACTTGGGACGTTCTCAAGGCCGTTGAGCAGCATCAGGCAGAGGAGGACAAATTGCAGTGGGAAGGTACGTTTAAGGACTACCTGTAGATAATACGTACCAACCCCAGAGTAACGGACCTTGCGCACGCCCGCGTCTACGACATGATTCTTGCTGGAGGCGTTCAGGACAACGGTGAAGGTCAGATGAAGACTTACAAGTTCTTCGAGGGCGAGCTCTTTGGGATGGAAAAGACGATCCAGTACCTCGTGGAAGACTACTTAAATCTTTGTTACACAATTGAATTGAGATCTTTACGAGAGACAAATTTTGTGGTATATTTAAGCTAGAGTTAGCATTTGAAACGACCCCGTTGCGGCCAGCGTGCCGCAAGCCAGCCGGGGAGTTACGTAAACTTTTCTAGTAAATACGTAACTACTGCACATTCATATTTTCGAGCTGGCCGATTCACCTGTTTTCCCCGTTTTTCATCCATATCGCAATTGCAATGAACTTGAACCGGCCCGCTCGTGCGGTGGCCGGTTTTTATTTTTTAAGAGCATGATATCCTTAGATGTCATGAAAGGATTGATAGTGGAAGCGTGGGACCTTCTCAAGGTCATTGAGGAGCATCTAACAGTTCGTCGAAGACTATTTCAACGCTGGCAGCATGGCCATGAAGGGTGCCTGCATTCCAATCCCCAGCGAAGCCATCAGACCGTTCACTGGAGTGCAGATTGTTTTGAGCATGGAACGAATTTTTAATACTCACGTTCTAGCTGTTGTCGGCGTTTTTGCGAACCTTACGGAGGCGGAATTTGCAAAAACGAGCCATTAAAAGCACCAACAGGGGCAATTTCAATGCTTTTTTACGGTATCACAGACCTTGTTTCACGCTAGTTAAAATCGGGATTACTTGAGGCTGTTCTCATTGTTCGCCGACCTGCAAGGTGTGATATAATTTCCTCAAGTAAGGTAGTGCGAGGTTGACAAAAAAAGAAGATGCTAGCTGCGCCAACAGCTAGCATCTTCGTCACCCATCGCTTCAATCGAAAGGAGGGTTTCAACTCAACCATACGTACAGTCCAATGCACGGTTAGAGCATTGGCACGACAGGAGCGTCAGATGAAGAAAATCCCACACAAACCTACTGGATCGAGTAGGCTTCGCAACTCTCTGAGTGGTTTTGCCAATCTTGTTGGCTTAACCAACCTGGTGTTGCGATTGATCGACTTCTTCGATAGGCATTCTGCCCATTGACTTCCCATCAGCACGAACGTTTTGTGAACACAAAACGTTCGTGCTGTGCTCATTTTATCCTATGTCGGCTCGTTTGTCACGTTCGAGTACGAATACAACTCATACTTCGGAAACAAAGAAAACGACTTGTTGCCTGATCCATGGTGTCTACCAAGTTCTATGGTAATGTTCCATGAGCCCGGTCGTACGCCTTAACAGCATCCTCAAACCTCACTGGCTTATCATGCCGCAGCGGATGAGGCATCACATAGTCCGCAACAGTTGGCTCCGATTCCAACCGATAAGCAAGCCCGTCATCACTCAGCCGTTTCGCAGCCTGCGGCGTCAACATCGTCGGCACGCTGATCACCACAACGCCGATGCCGCATTCGCGGGCAATGAGCCGGCGTGTCTCGATCTCCTCACGCGTTGAGCTACGGCACGGCGCGGGCATCTGGTACTGTTCCCGGCGGCGCTTCTTGGCAAGATCACGGCGATTCATGGAGACCTCACAAACAACGAAAGGCAGCCGGTGAAGGCTGCCCAAGAGGGTTCAGAGACACTTGCGGGTATTTCGTCCGTCAGCACGGTTGCTTCTGCGGGGACCATTACCGCACGGGTTACGAAATCGTGTAGGGCAGTTGGTGAGGTCCAGAGCAAGCCCTACTCCGAACCTCGCTTTAGAACTGACCTGGTTGACAGTCGCCACCACAGCAGACTGACGTAGTTATGATAGCAGTTTCTTAACGTGTTGGGAAGTTAGTTGTCCCAAAATGGGATACTTAATTATCGTCGGCATGCGGATTTTCATAATGAAATAAAATAAGCCGAGTTTTATTTCGTTATAGCTTAGATGCACAGATTTTTATCGGCTTTACATTTCGCTTCCGTTTGATTCCATGGCAGCGCTTATTTTGATAACAGGTGTGACGTTATTGATAATAATTCCCACTTACCCGATCATTGCCATGGCTCACTCTACGCCATCTAGGCAGTCCAGTGAGCCGTTCGGCGCATTATTCCATGTTTTAACCAATCTGTAATCAAATATTTCAACAATTTGGATAAATTTTGATTACAATATAAAAAGACGCCCATGGCCGGTAACCATGAAGCGTCTAGTATCTGCAATGAAAGGAGATTTTGATTTTGTCTGGTAAAAATCTGGAGTTCAAATCCTATATTCTGAATATAGTGATCGCTGTCGCAGCAGTGTTGGGTACTGTTGCAGCCATTGTTGCCACGGTCCATACATGGTAACGTATTGGTCCTAGCCAGATTTCCCAGTTTAGGTATTGTTGTGCGCAGTATCTAAACTGGGGAGTATGACCATTTGTGGCTAGATCATCCTCCATCGCAAGTACATTGCTATTATATACCTTTAAAATTCTCATTTGATATAATTAGGTAAATCTAAAGTAACAAAAATATGCACGTTGTTGTTACTTGTTGGATTATTTTGCTAGCAAATGTTAATTGGCACTGAGTTTATGTTCGCAAATTTTCGCGTGTTATAAGATAAATCCTTCTATACTCGCCAGCCCGACTCCTCGAAATCCCTGTACTCGCCGCCAGTTCCCGCACCGTAGGCCAGCGCTGCTTTGCCTCTTGGTAGTATCGCATCCATTCCGCCACCACTTCTTCGGGGTAGCGGTAGGGTAACGGCTTCGGTTTCGTACTTCGTTCGTCCATCATGCTGCTCGCCTCACTTCTTCCTGATCAATGACCCACACACAAGCTCTACAGGCTTCGTGTGGGCCTCCCGTGATCGTCAACCATTACTGTAAAAAGGGTTACGAGCGCCTGACAACGGATACACTAATATCATGATGAGAGAAAATATACCACGACAAAAATGTATGCTTGCTTTGGCGCTCGTGATCGTCGTCTTGGCTGTGGTTACCGTCACATGGGGGCACCGGAAATCTGCCCAGCTTACAACTCAACAGCAGATCCAGATCTCGCAGATGCAGAACTCTCGCTAACGAAATCTCTTAGCCTCATCCTCTGCTTCAGCCGTCGGCTGCCTCTCCTGTTGCTTACTTACTACGTCAGCTTAACTAACATCGCTTGACGTAGCTTTAGCGTCTCTCCGTGCGTGTAGTGCGGTTTATGCGGCACTGTGTCTCCAATCCACACTTCCTGTCTTGAGCTTGTATGCCATTGGCTCACGCCGCTGTACCTCTATGCCGCCTTCAGTGCTTCTTCCAAATCAATAGTCCAGTGACCAATTCCTGCATCTTTGCTCTTTTCGCCAACGGTCTTAACGATCATCGGCGCCTTGGGCGCGAGGTGTGGCCAGCGCTTCAAGATGATGCCTTCGGCAAGGTAGATGGCATACTCATCCGGCGAGTAATACATAGACCGGCTGAATTCCAGGCAGCCCGGCTCCTCGATCGTAAGTACGGGGTAGGCGTTGGGTGCGCACCGCATAACTGCCCAGCGGCCATCTCCCCCATCCAGCATCCATACGAGGGACTTGCCTTCTTTCACCTGAACCCACTGCAATGACGTCCTCACGCGGGAACACTCGCCGCGTGGGTCAGCGATCTGGCGCAAGATTTGCCGGATCGCGTCAGCGCGTGGAAGGTTGTGTCGAAATGCGTAAAGCTCTACGGCTTCGGCAAGGGCGAAGTCACAGGATGCACCCAGCACGGTTGATTTCTTGCTCATCAATTTTCGCCTTTCAATTTGATTTCGTTGAAGTTGATGAAGCTCATGCGTTCGTCCCATGACTTATCGAAATGAACGCCTCAGCGTCCTGAGAGAGGGCAATCCGCAGATTTTTGATACCGCGGGTGTAGTGCATCCACATCGAAGATTGAGACATGCAAAGGTTCTCCGCAACCGCACTGGGATTGACGTCGTTCAATGCACGCTCTCGAACGATGCGACGCTGAAGGTCGGGGAGATCATTGATGGCAGCATGCACACGTTCGGCCTTATCATTACGCGAGACAGCGGCCTCAACATCCTGACGTGGATCTGGTATTACATCGACCAATGACATCGTATAGCCCTCTGCATCGAACCATTGGACATCAAGTTCACCAACGTGGCGATACAGCCCCAACTTGCGCTTTTTCTCCAATTCATCGATCGTAATATCAAGCTCAGCTGCAATCTCTGCATTGGTCGCTGCCCTCAACGTTCGGGCCTCAACACGAGCTGCGGCTGCCTCAATCTTGCCTTTGACCTGATCCGCGCTTCCACGGTAAAAGTTGGACGCTCGTATTGCCGAAATGACGGATCTCTTGATGGCTAGCCTGGCGAACGCCTCAAACCTACCTTTCGCCGGATCATAGGCCGCAATCACGCCAGGAAGCGCTATGACGGCCATTCCTAACAGATCTTCGCTTTCCATTCCCGCGGCCTTGTACTGGCTGAGGCGAGCAGCAATCTTCAGAGCCAATGGTGTGTAGTGGTCGAATAACATCTTGCAGGCAACGGGATCGCCCGCTTTGGCCTGTGCCCACAAATAGGGCAGAGACGAAGGGCGTACATTGCTGAAGCGCAACGGCTGTTGACTGTCGAAGTCTGCGGGTATGGTCTTTGTGATTGTGGTGGACATCGGTTTTTCTCATTTCAAACTTGATGTATTTGGATGCTAAGCAATCTATAAGGCATGTTTTTGCGAGCATCCATAAGATTTCCGTCGTTGTGAGCGGTCTATAGGATTTCTAATATCCCGTCTTCTCGCTGGGCGGAATAAGGTTAAACGCAGGGCTTACGTAGGTCGCCGTCTCCGACACGAAGCCGAGAGTGAAGCGTCCCTTGGGCCCGTCCCTGTTCTTGTCGACGATAACGACAGTTGGCTCAACAGGCGGAATAATGTCGCCTTTGCCTATCCTTGGCCGATGCAGCAGCAGAATGAGATCAGCAACGGCTTCGATATCTCCAGACTCCCGAAGGTCTGCCTTGGTCGGTTCTTTGGTTTCTGCCACACGTGTAAGCTGCGACAGTACACAAACCGTGGTGTCGAGCTGTTTAGCCATCTTCTTCAGCCCTTTGGCGTACTCGCCGACTTCCTGGTTTCGGTTTTCGATCTTGCCAGTGCTCGCCATCAGTTGCAGATAGTCCACGATGACAAGGCCGCATCGTCCGTACTCCTTGATGAAACGACGGGTAACGGCACGGATCTCCGACACAGTGTCGACTTCAGTGACTATGCGTAAAGGAACTCCCTGCATTTTGGTGACGACCTGATAATATCGCTCCCATTCATCCTGGCTAAGCTTGCCTGATAAGAGCCGATTGCTGTCGATCCGTACGAGTGAGGACATGCACCGAAGGCCTATGTCTTCTGCTCCCATTTCGATCGAGATGAATAGAACTGGCTCCCGGATTTTGTCGGCAATGTGCAAGGCAAGCCCCGTCGCGAGGCTGGTCTTTCCGACACTGGGACGGGCGCCAATGACGATCAGCTTTTTCTTTCGAATACCGTGTGTAAACCGATCGAGTTCGGGATAGCCACTGGCAAGGCCGAGTAGAGTGCCGTCATCGTTACTATTGTTGTTGCTCAAGTCATAAAGTTCGCCACTCAGCGTCTCAATGTCGAACCCTATTTGCCCCGCAGAATCGCGGCGGATCTTGTACACAAGCTGCTCAGACCGGTCAATGGCTTCATCAATGTTTTCTGCTTCAAACCGACCGATGCCCACTAGGGCAAGACCGGTATTGATGATCTCCCTAGCGATTGATTTTCGCTTAACGATCTCGGCGTAGTGCGGCAGGCAAGCAGCAGTAGGAACGGTGTCGAACAGGCTGGTGAGATACGACATTCCGCCGATCTCATCGAGTTTTTCCATGTCCCTGAGCGCGGCCTGCACGGTGATCAAGTCCACGGGCTGATTACGGGTTAGGAGACTGCCGATCACATCGTAGATGGTCTGATGTGTTAGTCGGTAGAAATCCTCGCGTCGTAGGATCTCTATGCCGAGTTCAGCAGCCTCGCCGTCGATCAGCATGGAGCCAAGCGTCGATTGTTCCGCCTCTATGTTGTGCGGCGGCTCATAGCTTCCCAGGATGGGCGTAGCACTCTCCTGAAGCGATGCCCTAGTTTGCGTTTGTCTGCCCATTTTGCTGTGCATGCCTTCTTGCGATATCGGCGATTGATGCTCCGACATGACGCCGGGGCGGTGTGTAATTCAGCGTAGTCGGATCGGATGTCAGATCTACCGGCGCCAGGGCATTGGCTAACGTAGCGCCCCAATCGAACTCCGTACCTGGCGGTGGTTTCACTTGGAAGTCGACCTCTACGGCCTTCATCGCGGCGATCTCCTGCCGGCGCTTTTCCTCGGCATGGATCTGCAGTCCTGGGAACGGCGCTTCACTCTCCCACCGCCTTGCTCTGAGCCATGGGCCAGGCGCTTTAACCTTGGTGGTTTCATCGGCCGTAAGCTTACAATTCTCAAAAGGCTTCAGGGCCGCAAAGATAGCGGTGATATCGTCAGGGGACGGTGCCCCACTCTGCCATGCCTTCGCCGCATCGCCCGGATTGTCGTGCCGCGGATAGAGCTGATAGAACCTCCGAAACGCTTCTGGTTCGTGCTTGGGAGGTGGGATCTTACTGCGGCCAACAGTCCCATTTCCAACCTGCGTAGCGTCAAAAGGAGGCGATGCAACCCCCTTGGGGGTTTGGGGGTTCTTATTCTTATCCTCTGTCTTCTCTGTAACTCTGGGACTCTGATCGCGCGAAGGGTAAACCGTTCCAACGTCGTTCCCAAGAACGTTCCTATCCTGTCCCATTGGTTGTTCCGGTGGCTGTTCGTCGGAACGCTCGTAGGAACCGTCATAGGAACTGCCGTTGGAACACCCGTAGGAACGTTCCAACGAACTGTGTTCTTCACTGCCATTGCCTTCATCATCGCCCTCGCCAAATTGGGAATTGCGGATTCGGTCGCGATGTGCCTGCGTGCGCGCCGTGACGTTATCGCTCTCAAATTGACGTTCATGCCATTGCGTGATGACGATCGCGGATCCATCGAGATGGACCATCCCGGACGCCATGAAGCTTTCTATGGCGGTGCGAACGTCCTTGTCTGAGACGGCAGCTTCGTCGACGATATCTGCGACAACGGCGACGGAACCGTCATCGAGGAGCAGTGTTCCAGGCGTTGGTGACTGGCGCGCAATGCTGAGCAACGCGATCCAGACCCAACGCTGAGCCGCTGGAAGCCGCCTGATCTTACGATCGCGCAGCAACTCAACGTGCAGCCGATACCAAGTCTTTTTTGCCCTGGGCATTTGTTATCCTTAGATCCTGATGAGATGGAGCCAACCGGTATGGCCGCTGGCTTCACGGAAATTCTTTTCGCAACGCGTAACCTTTTCCAGCGCTTCGTGTCTGATAGGTTGTGCAGGTAGAAACTCAGCCATTATTTGATCTCCGTGTAGGTGCCACGAACACAGCTCAATCAGCCATTACGGCTGGCCCTGTCGCAGTTGCAGTGGCTACGGGCACGCCAAACGCGCACCAGCTGACGATAGAGTGAATCCTGGCTAAGTGCAGTAGTAGGCAGCCAAACGGGTCGCATTGCCGCACTTGTCATCCTGCAATCTTATTTGTAATCTCCGGAGCCCGCAACGGAATATCCGTTGCGGGCGTGTCCATTGCAGGAATACTGCCTACGCCTCCCCCATGCTTCGAATGAAGCCCAAAACGACAGCAACCATGTGAATGTCAGCCTTCGGCGCTACGGTGTAGTCGTCGAAGCTCACGACGTCTGTGTGTCCACCACGGAATAACAAGACAACTTTGTCGCCGGCCTGCGGCTCGATCGTCTTGTTACAAAGAAGCGTGTCGCCGATAAAGAGCTCGTACTGAGGAACGGCGTTATATAGATAGAGCGCAAGGTCCGTGCGAGACAGAACAGGTGAGACGACATCCCGAACGTTGCAGGGGGACGCAAGAGCAGCCGACGCGCGCGCAATCTGGGAACGGCTGGAAAGCTGTGGAGCGAGTGTTGCAGTCATCATATCCCCCTCAGACCAAACGATGTGTAAACGCCACGGACGATGGCAACAAAGTAGCCGCCCTTCATCCGATCCGTGCGCAGTGCGCCTTTGACAGTCAGAATTTCGAGATTGCCGCAGAAGTTCAGCAGCAGCGCCATCTGTTCCGGATCCTCAACAGATGCGTCGAATTCGCGGTCTACGAGAAGCATATCGCCCGCTTCGAAGGTGGGCAAGAGCCGATCATCGTCCACTCGCACGATGTGCGTGATATTTGATCGAACCGGTAGGTCTGATGGCGGCACTTGCGCCGGGAGTGGTCTTTCGAGTAAAATAACCATCGTAGCCTTTCATATGCTCAGTTCACGCTGAGTAAAGGTAGAGAGCCCGCTGGCGCCGACCGGCGGGCTCTTTTTATGTGTGGGCGCATAGAGCGCCTTCTTGTATTGCATTTGTCGCTTGTATATCGTCAGCAGGGCCAGTGGGTACAAGTTTTCGAGTAACCTCCCATTGTTGCCCACTCCGATACAGTGCATTGCGAAAACCGGTATAACTTAGCCCGAAGTCTCCTGCAATCACTTCTGGCAACACACCTTTTCGAAGTTTTTCGTCAATCTCCATCAACTGACCTCTTGTGAACATTCGTCCCTCTCTATTTCTGTAAAATTTTTTGGATATAAAGAGTATATCACTTCGTTTCGACTATTTCAATCCTAAAACATCTTTATTTCCAAAAAAAAATACGGATATAAGTCTGATAGTGCGACTTTTACCGTAACTGTGGTGTCACAATGAAAGTTGTAAATCGTCGCATCTTGTTGCAGGAAGAGTTGTTTTTAGTCGATGGCAAAGTCCGTTTCACCAGACGCACCTATACCTGGACCATATCCCGATCTGGCCAAGCTGGTACGAAAGCTTCTTCGTTGGGGTGACAAAGATAGGCTAACGCTAAAAGATGCAGCGAGGCAAACTGGCGTTAGCCACTCTTCTATTGGCATGATGGCAAACGGAGAGAAAGCTTCGATGGAACTCATTATCGACTTCGCTCGCGGGATGGGCGTCGATCCGAATCCGCTTCTAAGGGCTGCTGACTATCCTGAGATTACCGCTACGATCCCTCAAGTGCCTGCGTCTTGGCTTCACCTATACGCAGCTGATCTGATTGACCAAGGATACGAAGAATACATTCAAATTGCATGGGCACATTGGATGAGGTCGGCAACGGAGTCTGTAATTGCCGATGAACCGCCGCTCGATCTGGCGGAATTCCTCACCGACGAGACTAAAGAAGACGACCTGGAATGGAATAGTATTCGGGCTGGTCTAGTTGATCTGCTCAATGCCACACTGCGATACATGAATACCAGGATAGATGGTCGCGGTGAAAGTCGCGTTGGACCATCGACGCCAGAAGCGTCAGGCATTGCATCGGTTTGTGTAGCTATGTTTAAGGTAATACGGCTCGGGATCCTTGGGTACAGATCTCGCCATCATGCTGCCTGTCTTGAACCTTATATGGCTGTAAGGGCTTTCCGTCTCTATTATTTCGATGGTGGTCGCGATGACACCATAGTTCATGCGGATGAACAATTAAGACACGATGTTATTAACCACACAGTTAAAATCGTCCGTGATATTATAGCTCGTTACAAGATTCGTGACATCAGTTCCTTTCTTAAGAAGCTGGAAGAAGATATTCTCCTCGATCATCCTCACTATTCATCAAGACTACTTGGTTTGGCAGTTAACGGGATTTATCGCTTAAGCTTCGAAGATCTAATGGGGCATGCGCTTACTGCACCGACAACAAGTTATATCCTAAATTGGATGTGGGAGCTTGAGATCTGGTATGGAGCGAAGCTCGCGCCAGACGTTGAGAACCAAAATAACAAACGTGCTCCGATTGAGCGATTCGACGATGTGGGGCGATTTGGTCTGGCACTGCCAGATGGGAGACACGATGGCGAATATACTAGTGCGGTTCTCTGGTGGTACGACAATTGTGGTCTAGAACAATCGGAGCTCTCGATTGCATGGGAAGAGGATATTGAATCCGCATTTGATGAAGCCCCTAGTACCCAGGTTGCGGAAGTAATGAAGCGATGGGCAAACGCTCAACGTGTCTATATTGAGGATCTCGAACGGGGCGATCTTACCGTTCAGATAATAGATGATCGTTATGGTCATCTATTGGATCGCATCTTTCATTATTACATTGATCGACAAACTTTGCAACGTCGAAAGAATGACGAAGACGGATCAATTAGTATGGGAGATTTACATGGAAGTGAATATTTAAAGGATCTCCAAGACGAATTTGAATCTGAAGATCTTCGCCTACGTCGTGAACTTTATGAATGCCATAGGGAGGCAAACTTGCTAAACATGGAAATGATGAAGCACTATATGGACTCGTTGGCGAACTGAAATAAGCATAAGGCAGAATGGAAAATAGATGTATTTTGTAGATTCTGAGAGCCGTGTCATTAATTTAGCGGTTGCATGCGAAATAAGTTTTGAAGAGATAGAAGGTAAGTGCGTCAATTTGCTTGCGCAAATGGATCCTGGATCGGACGATGCAGCTCGATTGCTCTTATCTTGGCCTATTGATGGGGATGTCGATACTGCGTACAGGAAGGCAAAGGCGTGCTTACTTGATATCCTCCAAGAGATTGAAAATGGGCGCCAAGTCTTATTTGCTTCCAGCTTAAGTCAACATTTTGACGAGGTTGAAGAGGCGTCTGTTGATGGTTTCGCCGGCCATAAGGTTGCGTGAACCTTATGGCTACCTGGTGACGAAGTTGAATGCCAGGGAAGTTGATAACGATCCCTTCAGTTAATCCTGGCAGATCTGCCAGAATTCTCGTGGGTTGTTGTCCGGCCTGCTCCAAGATGGAAGAAAGCGTGTGGACGTATGACGCGTAAAAGACGAAGACATGGAAGAAGTAAAAGTCGTGGAAAATATGACATACTCGTTCAAGTATATTGATTCAGTAACGGTTGAGTCTATCGTCAATCAGGCCGGCACTAGATAATTATAGCGCAAAAGCTGCAAATGGCCTCTTTACTGAGATCTATACAGAAAATATTGACCTAATTTTCCGTCGTAAAAACTTCACGACCAAATATTTAAATCGGAGCCAGTACTTGATGGACGAAATGTTAACGAAAAGAGCGGTTCAGTGCAAGCAGAACAACCGTATTTTTTTTGCTTTCAGCCTTTCGATGGACGAAATCGTTAGGATCGCATATGTTAGTAGGCGCTCTGAGGATCGAGGAGCGGGTTATCAACGCATTCTTGATCCGAAACGTGCTGAATCTATAAAGCGTTATGTCGAGGCAGGAGGTGTACTACCAAGTAGTATCTTGCTCAACTTCGACAGTGAAGATTATCTTCGTTATGATGACGCGGCTGGAACGGTAACTTTTTCCGCGTCGGCACCGATTGCCTGGATTATCGATGGTCAGCACCGTGTGTACGGTGCGGATCTGCTTATCAAAAGCCAGGCACTATTTGCGACTCCTGAAGATTTTCAGTTTCTTGTTTGTGCATTTGCTGGTCTCGAACTTGTCGAGCAGGCCCGGTTATTCATTGACATTAACTCATATCAGCAAGGAGTGGACAAGTCACTACTTTATGATCTGCTAGAATATTTTTCAGAGGATGACGATACAAAGGAAGCATTTTATACTTCCAGAGCTAGTGATATTGCGCGTAGCCTCACCCGTGATCCTGAGTCGCCATTTTATGGAAGAATCAGCTTGACTTCAGACCGCGTTCTAGGGCAAATCTCCTTAGGTACTTTTGTTGATGCTTTGATTCCGCATTTACGCCCTGGAGGAATAATCTCACACACGAATGAGTATAAGTTTGCTTTGGAAGACCAGCGTGGTGTAATACGGAATTATTTCAATGCTGTGAGACAGACTTTACCACATCTTTGGTTTGATGATAAAAGTATTGTGACAAAGACAACCGGCTTTAATGCGCTAATGCTTGTACTGCCAACTATTTTCACAAAAACGATAGAGAAATATTCAGATTTCAAAATAGAACATATTGTCCAAGTAATAAAACCTGTTCAAGGCATACCGTGGACAGGCAGAGTATACAGTGGACAACAGGGAACGGTTGCCTCTAAACGACTTGCAGAAAGAATTCGGACTAGTATCCTGGAAGCTATAGAGCAAACCGTAGGAGCAGAAACAGGTAAACGCCTACAACTCTAGTATGAAAACAGTAAGTTCAATTGCCACTCAAATTGGAAGCCTCGGTGTTGTTCCGTGCAGCTGTTTAAAGGATATACTTGGGAATGGTACTATATTGCTTCCAACTGATGTAAAAAAACCAATTAATCACTTCAGTAATGATTTAGTCCGTGCGCAACTTTTTGAGGCTCTAAGATTTGGTTTCAGATCTCTGAGCCATCTGGTAGCCTATGAAGCACTTGCAGAACGAAGACAGTTGAGCTGGTCTGGCGTCACTCTATACTATGCCAATTACTTCGCAGTACTTAGCTTGAATCGCCTCGCAGGTCGATCTATATCGACATTAAATACAGGAAGTAGCTTTGAGTTATCGGCTGGCTCGACCATTGGAAATTTTGATATTAAGCGTTTAGAGGTGAATAATCATAAATTAGTATGGACATCAAATTACGATTTGTATTCAGACTTCAATTGGCGTGACACTGATTATGATGACACAATAGTAAAGGTAAGGTCTGACCCGTATCGCCATTATGAGCGAAAAACACGCGAGTATATGAATTACCACCCAGGAAGCTATTCTGAAATATTTATGTCATCAGCGATGTCGAGCAATTTGTCTCGTCGATTTTATACAGATAAGCCTAATGTCGTGTGGAGCCTACCTTTGGATGAAGAGGCACGAAAAATCGCATTACTCGAAAGCGCCGCATGTGCCAGACAAGACATTATATTTTCAATATTTGCGGAAGTGTATGCAAGTCTTCAACCAGAATCTCGATTGGTTTTTAATGGATATGCCACACAGTTTTCCAAACGAGTAGCAAGTTACCCTCCGTACTCCGTTAAATTAAAGGCAATGTTATACAATTTTTTGATACCGTTAATGACAAAGTAGAGCCCAGAGATATCTAGCTACCACACGAAGGAGTGTGCCAACGTCCGCACGCCCCGTCCCCACCGCAACAGTTGCGCCGCGCCCCCGGATTCGGTATAAAGTATCTGAAATAAGTATTTTATGAGGTCCGAAGCCATGACACTCACGCTAGAACTCAGTATAGAAGAGGAAGCCCTTTTGCGCTCCGAGGCCGCCAAGGCCGGCATGGATGAAGCGGCGTATCTGCGCAGCCTGCTTCATACCTCGTCTGCGCCTCACGCCCTGCGCTCGTTAGGCGCTCCTGCCGATCTGGGCGGCCGCAGCATCGCCGATCTTATTGAGGAGGCGGGAACGGTCGAGGGGGGGTAAAGTGACAAGCCGCTTCCGGTAAACGGACGCGGCTTCATTGATAGAATCTGTATCGAGGAACTTATTCCTTCTTGGCATTTCCACGGATAAAGGCATAAACCAAGCTCAGAATCGTTCCACCTCCGAAAATCGTACCAGCAGTATCGTGACCGTGCAGGATTGTAATCGTGCCGCACGCGAAGCTACCAGCCGCCAGAAGAAATGCTAATATTTGACCTCGATTGGCTCGTTTAGTATCTTCTCGCTCCGTCTCAATACGATGTGCTTGCTGCAATTCTGCCATCTTCAGAATGAGGTCTGCCGCGCCCGGGGCAGCTTCGTTGTACTCCTTAAGCATCGACGGGGGAGGGATCGGCCCCGAAAAGTGCATGCTCTCAGCAACGATACTGAAGATGTCGCGAACAAGGACATCCTGTGGGGGAGATGTATGGCGGCCAGCGCTATCGTCGGTATTTTGTGTTTCTAGCTCGGTTGTCTCACCTGTCTGCAGGTCAGTCGTTTCTTCAGGATCGGCCATTCATCACCTGAGATGTCGGGTCTTTTGGCAAACTGTCACGATATTTGCTAATAGCGCCCTCGATCGCTGCGCCTACATGTGCCCAATCGCTCTCTATGGCCTTACTGTCGGCCACTTTGGGATCTATCCCCCGGTAAGGGTTGGCAGAAGCTCCACGCAGGTCAAGGAGGGTCGCCGCGCCACGTAGAAACGGGCTGACCGGTTTCGTGGTAGGAGCGCTTTTCCTTGCCCTTTGCCCTTTGCGGAGCGCTCTAATGTGAGCGACTTCTTTGACTGTAAAGAACATTACAACGACCGCTGCTATGTATGCAAAATATGACAGGGAAAGCCATGGTTGGAGAGGAGGCCCCTGAAAGATGGCGTTTAAGGGGTGTGGGCTATCAAAATTTATCCTTCGAGCAAACCCATAGAAACTAAACACAGACCCAATGATAATCAAGCTAGACGTGATTGAGAGCATGGCCGAGGCACGTTCAATGGATCTGTCTAGTTCAGGATTGAGTTGGCCTTCCCCGTTTTCATTAGATTGGGATGTTTTCGTCTTTTCCATTTTTTTGGCGATCATGAGTTCTAAGTACGAAACAGCTGCCTGACCTTGTTCCGGCTAGTCCGATTATACCATTACCGCAACCATTGCGCCCTACCCCCAAATTCGGTATAACGACTCCCAAACGTCTACACCTCAAAGACTGACCCACTCATGACAGACACCACCGTACCGCAGCGCATCCGCGCCCGCCGCGAATATCTCAACATCGATCAGGCCACCCTTGCCAAAGCCATAGGCCGAAGTCGCACGACGATCACAGCCATGGAGATGGGCCGCACCGTGATCACCACGGAACACCTCGCCGCCTTCGCCAAGGTTCTGCGCGTCGATCCCAGCTACTTCTACGGCGAGAACGAAGTTGCACCCCACCCTGTCAATCTCGCCGAAGAAGCGTCAAAGCTTGTGGCGGCAATGTCACCCATAGGACAGAAGTACGCGGTCGCGATGCTGCGAGGCTTGCTCTCAAGCGAAATCACGGAAGAACAACCGGAAACAGACGGTGAATAGGTTAAAAACGGTGGTTAGTTCGTGAAAATCAGCATTTGGGGATGGCTCTAGATGGGGAACAGGCCAAGCAGAGGGTAAATGAATGGCAATCATTTGTCGTCCGCGTAGTAAGAGACTCTATTTGCGAGGCAGCTTCAAAATATGATGGCAAGGAGAACAGCCGGAAATATTACGCAAAGCGGAACACCGAAGATGTGAGATGCCGGATTTTTTTCGCCGCTAAGGAGATCCTGGGGCATCATCGGATCCAGACCACGATGATCTATGCCCATGCTCAGCGGGAACACGTCCGGCAGATTCATATGCAACGTTATGTTATTCCAGGTGTCTGAAATAGCATGTACATGTCACCGCGTGGAGAAGGAAAACTAGCATGCGTTCAAAATCATCTAATCCGCACTGGGCGGCGCCTCTCTTTGTTGCGGCATTAGCCGTTATCGAGTTAGCCGTTTATTTTGCTGTAACGCCTCACTCATTTGGGCCCGGGCTCATCACCTTCTTCTGTTTCTTGCCACTGGCCTTCTTCATGGCGGCCTCGGCGCAGAGTGCGAACCAGAAGCAGGTCTGTGAGCTACAGGACCGGGTGGAGCGATTGGAAGCGCAACTTCATGCGAACACAAAACCAATGGGGTGA